TTCTTTTGGCTCGCACACCTTCGCACACGCCTCACGCTCATGGGCAGAGCCTTCCTCATATCCTTGCTGATAAGCAAGGTTTATTTGCTCTGACTTTGCGTGGGCAGCAACTAGGGCGGCGAAGCGTTCAAGGTTTTCTTGACGCACTCCAATAGCAAAGTCATCAAAACCAGCCTCCCGCGCCATGCGGATGATGTCTTTATTGTCCATTATCTTCTAACTCCTTGATTATTTTATCTAATCTAGCAATTTCAGTGATTAGAGTCTGCCGGTACTCGATCATGCGGGTAAGCATCCGATTCTGGCATTGTTCCTTCTGACTCTCCCGAATGTTCTGCTCCGCTTGTTCTACCTGATCCCGCCACCGATCCATCATTACATCCCGCCCGCTGCTCATTTGTCTTTCCCTTCTTGCCAAATATGGCATCATAATTATTCCGATATGCTTCGCTTGAGCGACTCACCAAAGAATCGCCGGTAATGTCATTCTTTGCTGCCATAATCACCTCAAAATTTAATTACAGTACATTGCCCATTAGGAGTGCAGCATATTTTAGTGTATGTGCCGGTATTAAAGTCAAATATTGTTTGACAGCCATCTCCCAAAGGATTAGCACCAGCGATGCCACCTGTAATGATTGAAAATAACACGATTATTGCCTTGATTGTCTTTTTCATGGTTTTCATACCTCATAAAGATGCCCAGCAAGGCCATTTTTAGGCCCATAGAGCGATTTAAATTCACTACCCTATACCTACCCCTACCTAGAACCCAGAAAAGTCGTAATATCGCTTGTTTTTTAACCTTTCGTGAGCCAGATATGCCTGTAGCTCCTCCCAATCCTCCCGAATAGAATCATACGCCTTATCTATGACATCCTTCGAGAGATAATCATAAATATCTGTTCTATTCTTGTCAGAATCGAGATATATTGCGTCAATTTCTAATTCACCGTCATAGTCGCTGTATTCGATCCAGATTCTATCTTGAATCCCTTTAATTGTGCAATTAGGCATGATAGTCTGTCCCTTCATGATATTCTGAGTTTTCCGTGCAATAGTCAAATAGTTTCCACAGGCTTTGATTGCTCCAATATTCTGAATCAGTGTTATAGATAAATAGCATCCATTCACGCATTGCAGAATCAATGCCTTGCTTATCCATCCACTTTTCTATAACGTCATATTCTGACATAATATATCCTTATTTTAAAATTAACTGTAAAATATCTACGGCAAGTGTCAAACCTGCTAAACTAAGCATAAAATAGAAAAATACTTTTGATCCGTGTACCATTTTAGAATCCTTTAGTAAAATAATCAATTGTTAGCCACACTGCCACAAATGGCAGCATTGCAAGACATAGGCCAATAAATGCCGCAATGTTGCGTAGAATCATTATTCGTCATCCTCTAGAAATGCGATATCCCTTTCTTTTTCTGTTTTATACCATTGAACATGAAGAATATCTAATCCATCGTTATCATCTGAATACTCGATTCCAAAAGGGTATTCGTGTCCTAATTCATTACATTTAAACTTATACATAACTTTCCCCCTACATAATATAATGCTGTCAAAAATGCCTGCTCTGGTGTCTGCTTCTCTGCCTGTTTAATCTGCTGACAAGGTAGCCGTGCCTCAAGTGTAACATTACCGCCCATGTCAGAGAATATCAGTTTTGGTTTATCTGATAGCATTATTTTTCCTCCTGCTCAACATAGGCATAATTTATTTGTTTATCTGCAAACATTTCTGCCTCTCCGTAATTGTCAAATTCTGCCAATACTTCACCAAGTAGATTAACCACAATAAACTTTTCCATTATTCTGCCTCGCTATAAATAGACTTTCCGTTAAGATGCAGCACTCCTTTGATGCTGACCAGATCAGCACCTAAAGCCCTCAGCCGTGATCGTGTAGTCATTGACGGCCATCGGCGCAGCGTGTAAAGATTGACCTTAATCTCTCCGGTATCTGGTGAAATTGTTGCAATGTGGTTTCCGTGTAGATACACCATTCCATCACTATGCACCATTGTGTTATCCTTGCACCAGAAACGCCGGTTGCGGATAGCGTCATTCATTTGCTGTTCAATTTTACGCATGATTATGCCACCTCTTCGATGTATTCGCCCTGTGTGGCTTCATACGCCAGAACCTCAGCACAGAACCACACCACAGAATTACAAAATCCCGTCCAAGTTTCCGAATTATTTAACACATACTCAGGAAACCATTGTTGGCCTGTGCCGTCTTGATACTCAGACATGATAGCGAATAGTTCCTCTTTGTACTTGTTGAAGATGTCTTCAGTTTCGGTGTAGTAGATCGTCCCTGATGGTGCACAAGACGCACAACCATGTGTGGCAATGTCTGCCAGTTCGTTGTGTTCGTAGGTGGACAGAAGCCAAGATTTGAAAGTATTGTTTGACATGATAGTTTCCCTTAAATAGTAATAGAAGATAGTTTGTCGGACATTGATTGCAACCCAAAAGCATATATCTTATTGTTGACATTATGCTGTTCGTGAGCATACCAGTTGCCGAAACTGCTGTTTGACTTGCTGATGTGCCAGACTTTACCGCCACCGTATCCAACATACTCGCCATGACGAAATGCTGATTTCTCGATGTTGTGATAGTTTTTCATGATAGATCCTTAGATGATAAAAGACAGAGTTAGTGCAGCAAAGACTACACCACAAACGATGCACAGTAAAGTGTCGGATTTGTTGGCTTGATTGATACGTTGAAGCATTGGGGACATGATAGATCCTTTCGTTGATTTGTTGCTATAACTGAATTCTACCTGTTTTCTACCCCATGTCAAGAAAAACTTTTTAATAATTTTCTGGATTTCGATAGGTTTTGACTATTGTGCAGCAATGCCAGACAATAACAGTTAGACAATAAGTAGAATGTTCAGCAAGGGCATTTTCAGGCGATTCTAGGCGTTTTTGCCTTTATTGATAGCAGGGTATAGGCATCGACTGTATAACTATGTTAATAACTAGTGAATAACTTTGTCTTAATTGTGGATAACTTTAGCAGTTATACACTGTTGTATAAATACCACACAGTGTTGTATCATTGCAACACTTAGTAGATCAATATAGTGAGAAGGATTATCATTGACTGGAGTGTTGCAAGATTGGTACAATAGGGTGCAACATTGTCTCTTATTTACAACAGTGGATAAGTATGTGGATAACTTGTGGATAACTATGTTGCACTGCAGCATCTAAATTGGTCATACCAATTCTATGTTGACTGCATCGACATAGGGGGCGGGGGAGTGCAGTGTAGTTAAATATTGCTGTAGCTACTTAGCCTCTAAAAAATAATAAAATAGCCTCTAAAAAAGAGAAAATGAGCTATATAAACCTAAAATAAACATCAATAAAATCAATATGTTACAAAGTAGTCAAAATTGCTCTGCGGAGCCTGTATAGCAGCTGACAGCTGAGGCCCGCTGATGATACCTTAATTGGGTATAGACATACCTAAAATGGGTATGATGTATTGACAAAGTTAAAAAAATATGCTATAATAGTCTATAGATATAGACAATAAAGACACAAAGATGGGCTCTTGTGTCATTAGGGCAGCTCTGATGACTACATAGACAATGAAGTTTCTGAGCAGCCCCGCTAAAGGAACATAAAATAAATATAAAATATATTCTTTAGCGTATAAATTGAAAATATAACTTTTAAGTAATAAATACAATTATGTAATAATACTTAAGAGTAATATTTATCAATGTATAAAACCTACTACATAGCAACAATATTGTAGGAAGTTGAAATAACAATTTACTTATTTTATGTTTTGTCTCCCTGAAAAGGATAAAGACTGTGAATGAAAAGTTACAAAAAGAAATAGATGCCCAGATGTCTCTAAAGAAAGAGGCACACGAAGTGGTTAAGAAGCAGAGAGCTAAGGCTCTAGTGCCTCGTCCTAACAGAGGTGCTCCCACTTATGCTGAGAATCAGGCTGCGATAAAGGAAGTGATTGAAAAGCCCTACAATCACAAGAAGGAAGCCTTAAAGCTATTTGATCAGGTGATCACTGCCAACAGTGAGAAGATCTTTAACAAGTTACTGCAGAAAGCCACTGATGATGATGACAGAGATCAGATGGCTGCTTTGAAGCTGATTGCTGATCGTCTTGCTCCTATCACTCAATTCACTGAATCAGGTGTAAATGGGTCTAATAACGGTAAAGTAGTTATTAACATTGCTGGTCTACAGTCTCCTACCATTGAAGGTAGAGTCATTGATGCTGAGGATGTAGATGGCTGAGTTAAACTGGACTCTACTCCCTTGGCAGATTGAGTGTTGGCAAGATACTCATCGCTTTAAAGTCATTGCTGCTGGTAGACGTTGTGGTAAGTCTAACTTTGCTATTAAACAACTGTTAGCACACGCTCTAGAGGCTCCTAAAGGTTCTGCAGTATTGTATGTAGCTCCTACCCTTGGACAGGCTAGACAGATTGCTTGGGATGCGTTACTGGATCAAGCTGGTGATCTGGTGAAGGGTAGCAACATTAACAATCTGGATATCACACTCACTAACGGAATTAAGATTCATGTCCGTTCTGGTGAAAACCCTGACAGCCTTCGTGGTTTGAAGTGTGCATTTGCTGTTATTGATGAAGCTGCCTTTATTAAAGAAGAAGTATGGACTAAGATTATTCGTCCTGCTCTGTCTGACTTAAAAGGTTCTGCTATCTTCATCTCTACTCCCGACGGTAGAAACTGGTTTTATGATATGTTTGCTTTAGGGCAAACTGGTGAAGATCATGATTGGAAAAGCTGGCATTTAACCACTTACGATAATCCTACAATTGATCCTAGTGAAATTGAAGCTGCAAAGCGTACACTGTCTAGTTGGGCTTTTAAGGTAGAGTTTGAATCCAGCTTTGACACTAGTGGTTCTGGTATCTTTAAAGAGGAATGGTTAAAATATGGTGAAGAACCGACTGATGGATCGTATTACATTGCGTTTGACCTTGCTGGTTTTGCTGACGTTTCATCTGCTAATACCGCAGCTAAGAGAAGACTTGATAGAACGGCTATCGCAATTGTCAAAGTCACGAACGATGGTAAATGGTTTGTAAAGAAGATTGAGTGTGGTCGCTGGAATATTGAGGAGACTGCTAATCGCATTCTCAAGAATGTAAAAGAATATCAGCCTATCGGTGTTGGTGCTGAACGTGGTGCTCTAAAGAATGCTGTTCTGCCTTATCTGCAGGAACTTATGCGTAAGCAGAATGTATTCTTTTCTGTTCAAGACCTGACACATGGTAACAAGAAAAAGACTGACAGAATTACTTGGGCACTACAAGGTAGATTTGAACACGGTAACATTATTCTCAATGAAGACGAAGATTGGGAAGATTTAAAAGAAGAGTTACTTCTGTTTGGTGCTAAAGATATCCATGATGACTTAGTTGATGCTCTCAGCTACGTAGATCAGATGGCTATTAGCATTTATAACGATGAAGTAGAGATTGATAATTGGGAACCTTTTGACTCAGTGAGTGGATACTAATATGGATAAAATGGATATGGAAGTTGAAATGCTTCCGCTTAACTTCGACAAGATGATTCAAAACGAATATGTCTATGGCGAAATCAAGAAGATGTTTCAAGAGCCAGAACTGTCTCCTGAACAGTATCTTAAACTGGTCATGTGTGCCAAGAAGAATGGTATGAAAGACGGTGATCTGTTTATGGTTGAAAAAGAAGAATATGTCGGTTTCGATGAACTTGCCAATGGTGGCATGGAAGACTCTACTGAGGATATGTAATGTCTGAACTTGAAAAACAAATGACTGAAGAACAAGACAACGGCAAAGAGCTGGTAGAGTGGATTACTGCTCGTTGTGACGATTGGCGTGATTATCGTGATACCAATTACATGGATGATTGGGATCAATTTGAACGTTTCTGGCGTGGACAATACTCCTCAGAAGATCGTAATCGTGACTCAGAACGTAGCCGTATCATCTCCCCAATGACGCTACAGGCTGTTGAGGCTTACACTGCTGAAATCGATGAAGCTGTTTTTGGTAGTGGTAACTTCTTTGACATCGAAGATAATTGGAATGACAAAGATAAGACCGATGTAGAAGTAATGAAAAATAATCTGACGTATGAGTTCAAGAAGAACAAGATGCGTTATGTTATGCAAGAAGTTGAACTACTGGCTGCTGTCTATGGTACTGGTATCGTAGAACTAACTGTTAAGGAAAAGGATGTAATGGCTCCGGCTACTCAGCCTATTCCGGGTACTCAAATGGGTGCAGTCGGTGTAATGCAAAGCACTAAGTTCGTTGTAGAACCTAAAGCTGTTACTCCTCGTAACTTCTTGATTGATCCTAACGCTGATGATGTAAACACTGCTCTTGGCTGTGCCATCGAGAAGTTTGTTTCTGTACATACAATCACTGAAGGTATTGAGAAAGGTATCTACAATCCTGTAGAAATCCAAACTGCTCCTTCTGATTCTGAACTAGAGCCTTTCTATGAACCTAGCAACTATCAGAAAGACAAAGTAAAGATCCTGAAGTACTATGGCCTTGTTCCTAGAGAATATCTGCGTAGAGCCTTGGGTGAAAAAGAAGCTGAAGAAGAAGGCGAATATGTTGATCTCTTTGAAAATTCCGCTGGAGATGACTTCAATGATCTGGTGGAAGCAATTGTCGTTATTGCTAATGACAACCAGTTACTGAAGGCTGAAGAAAACCCCTACATGATGAAGGATCGTCCTGTTGAGGCTTTCCGTTGTGATATCGTTCCGGGCCGTTTCTGGGGTGTTGGTATCGTTGAGAAGGGTGCTAATATGCAGCGTGCCATTGACGGCCAGTTGCGTGCTCACCTTGATAACCTTGCTCTGACTACTGCTCCGATGATGGCTATTGATGCCACTAGAATGCCTCGTGGTGCTCAGTATAACATTCGTCCGGGCAAGACTATTCTGACTAACGGCAATCCTAACGAAGTTATGATGCCTATGAAGTTTGGTCAGACCGATGCCGCTAATGCTGCTCAGGCTAGAGAATTTGAGCGTATGTTCCTGCAAGCTACTGGCACTATGGATACTTCGCAATTCTCTGGTGGTATGCCTGATGGTGCTAAGACCGGCGCTGTGTCGATGATGCTTGGCACTATCTTGAAGAAGCATAAGCGCACCATTACTACCTTCCAAGAGACGTTCCTGATCCCTCTAATCAACAAGATTGTCTATAGATATCAGCAATTCGATCCTGATAATTTTCCAGCACAGGATTTCACGTTCTGCCCAACAGGTACACTCGGTGTAGTTGCAAGAGAAATCGAACAGGCTCAATTAGTGCAGCTTTTGCAAACAATGTCTCAAGAGTCACCAGCATATAATATTGTTTTGAAGGGTATTATTCAAAATAGTAATATTTCTTTTAGAGAACAGCTTATTGCTGAACTTCAACAAGCTATTGCACCATCGCCAGAGGCTCAACAGCTTCAACAACAGCAACAACAACTTGCACTTCAAAATGCACAACTTGATATGGCTAAGAAGGACGCTGAAGTTAAGAAATTGACTGCAGAAGCTCAAAAAGCAGCTGTTGAGACACAGCTTAAACCTGAAGAGTTGCGTGTTAAAGCAATTAGTTCATTGTCTAATAACCTAGATGCTGGCAACAGAGAGTTTGAACAAAGAGCAAAAATCGCGGATTTGATGCTTCGTGAAGAAGACCTAAAATCTAATGAGAGGATTGCTCAGCTTCAGATGATGAATAAACGCACTGGTACTTGACAAATGCTTTAAAATAGTGTATAATATTAAGTAATAGAGTAAAAGAGCAGCCGTCATAAGCGGCCTTTCAACATTCCAAGGGTAATGTGCTCGAAACCCTTATCTCTTGAAAGGAGATCTTATGAAAAAGTGTTATAGCTGTGGCAAAACAAAGCCAAAATTAGAATTTGCTAAATGTAAAACAAAGAAAGATGGTTTACAATCTAATTGTAAATGTTGTAGAAAAGAATGGTATCAAAATAATAAAGAAAAAGTAAAAAATAGTCATTATAAATATAAATTTGGGATTAGTTCTGAAGAATATAATTCTAAACTTTTAAAACAAAATTTCTGTTGTGCTATTTGTGGAAAGCATACAACAGACAATAAAAGACGTTTAGTAGTAGATCATTGTCATGCAACAAAGAAAGTAAGAGATTTATTGTGTGATAACTGTAATGTTCTATTAGGACACGCTAAAGACGATATAGAAATCTTACAAAAGGCAATTTCATATCTAAAGGAACATAATGAATAATATAGATCGTGATCTACAAGAATATTATGAAAAACAGTTTGATATGTTTTCACATCCGGGCTGGAAAGACCTAGTAGAAGACCTACAACAATTATATGAAGCAGTAAATGATTTAGCTACTGTTGAAAATGTAGAAACACTTTACTTCCGAAAAGGGCAATGTGATGTGTTAAATCTCATTTTTGATCGTAGACAGGCTTGTGAAAATGCGTGGAAAGACCTAAATGGCTAAACGCATATACGAATTTGTTTGCGTTGGTGAGGATGCTCATTTGTTTGAGCAATACACCGATGAAAACAATAGATCCGTTATCTGCCCACACTGTGGAGAACTCAGCAATCGGATCGTTTCACCCGTTAGAAGCTCATTAGATGGCTGTTCAGGGGATTTCCCCGGCGCAGCTATGGCGTGGGAACGTAAACGGGCTGAAAAGCTCAAGATCGAGCGCAAAAAGAACTCCTAATCCAGCGCCACTGGACAACTAGGGTCAAAGTAACTCCTCGGCTATTCGCCGGAAAGGATCAAATATGGCTATTATTGAAGAACTGGATGAGAATGATTCGCAATCTCAACAAGACTTTGGCAACGTAACTGAATCAGATAACGCACAGCAGGTAGAAACTCAATCTGCAGCACCTGAAGAAGTTAAAGAAGATATTCCAGAGAAATATAAAGGAAAATCGATTGCTGAAATCGCTAAGATGCACGAAGAAGCTGAAAAGCTTATTGGCAGACAGGCAAATGAGGTTGGAGAGCTAAGAAAGCTCACTGATGAGATTCTTAAACAGCAACTCGCCAATGCACAGCCAAAGCAACAAGAACAAGCTCAAGAAGTAGACTTTTGGAGTGATCCAGATACCTACCTCAACAAGAAACTGGAAACACATCCAGACATTCTTGCAGCAAGACAGCTTCAGATGCAGACTAAAATGCAACAAACAGCAGCACTACTACAGAAGAATCATCCTGATTTCCAAGAAATTGCAGGCTCTTCTGATTTCCAAGATTGGGTGGCTAAATCTAAGGTGAGAACCCAACTCTATGTGCAAGCTGATAAGGATTTTGATTACGAAGCAGCAGATGAGCTTCTTTCTACTTACAAAGCCATTAATGGCCGTAAAGCAGAAGAAGGTCAGCAACAAGCTAAAGAATTGACTGCTTCCCGTCAAAAGCAACTGAAGGCCGCTACTGTCGATGCTGGAGGTGGTAATGAGACTTCTCGGAAGGTTTACCGAAGGGCTGATCTAATCCGTTTGAAGATGACCGATCCTGCACGTTATGAAGCATTATCTGATGAGATTATGGCTGCATACGCTGAAGGAAGAGTCAAATAATAAAGCCTATTTTTAATTAAGGAGATTTACTATGGCTAATACTCTGTCCGGCGCTAATGCCGTTACCGTAAGCGTTGCAAATAACTTCATCCCTGAAATTTGGAGTGATGAGATTGTTGCTGCTTACAAAAAGAATCTGGTTGCTGCTAACCTGATCAAGAAGATGAACTTCCGTGGCAAGAAGGGTGACACCGTTCACATTCCGGCTCCGGCTCGTGGTGCTGCTTCGGCTAAGGTTGCTGCTAACGCTGTTACGCTGATCGCTTCGACCAACACCGACATCGCTGTTCTGATCAACCAACACTACGAATACTCGAAGCTGATCGAAGACATCGCTGAAGTTCAGTCGCTGGCCTCGATGCGTCAGTTCTACACTGATGACGCTGGCTACGCTCTGGCTAAGCAAGTTGATAGCTCGGTTATCCAACTGGGTCGTGGTGTCAACGGTGGTGATGGTACAGCCGACTACACCGGCGCTTATTCGGGTGCTGATGGTACGACTGCTTACACTGGCACTGCTGGTGCTCTAACCGATGCTGCTATCCGCCGCTCGATTCAGCGTCTGGATGACAACGATGTCCCGATGGATGGTCGTTTCCTGATCGTTCCGCCGTCGAGCCGTAACACGCTGATGGGTCTGGCTCGTTACACCGAGCAAGCCTTCGTTGGTGAAGTTGGTTCGGCTAACACCATCCGCAACGGCGAAATCGGCAATCTGTACGGTATCCCTGTGTTCGTTTCGTCGAACGCTGACACCGCTACTGGCTCGGCTCGTATCTGCCTGCTGGCTCATAAGGACTTCGCTGTTCTGGTTGAGCAACAAGGCATTCGCAGCCAATCGCAATACAAACCCGTGCTCAAACGCAGTACAAGCAAGAGTTCCTCGGCACTCTGTTCACTTCGGACACCATCTATGGTGTGAAGGAACTCAGAGATGGATCGGCAGTGGCTCTTGCGGTCCCGGCCTAAGTAGTAACTGGAGTGGACTCTTCGGAGTCCTCTCCTTTATTGGGTGCATTCAAGTAGTGTACCAAACAAAGGAGACTAAGGTGATTAAAAAAGGTAAAGAGACATTTGCTGGTTATAATAAACCAAAAAGAACACCTAATCACCCAACTAAATCTCATGCCGTTTTGGCTAAAGAAGGTGATAAAGAGAAGTTAATCAGATTTGGGCAGCAAGGTGTCAAAGGCGCTGGTGCTAATCCTAAAACTGCATCAGAAAAAGCAAGACAGAAAAGCTTCAAGGCCAGACACGCTGAGAATATTGCTAAAGGTAAAATGTCAGCCGCTTATTGGGCAGATAAGGTGAAATGGTAAAGAAAACAACTGTTGCTTCAAAGAAAACTAAAAAGGAAGCTAAGTAATGGCAATTTATCGTGGTCCGGGTGGTGCTGGGGATGCTACTAATGATGCATCTTCACAGGCCATTATTGCTACACAAGCTGCACAAGAAGCTGAAGCTGCTAAAGTAGAAGCGCAGGCTTATGCCGAACAAGTTAAAGGTGTTGTAGAGATTAAGTCTAATCAGTTTACTGGTGATGGTTCTACAACATCTTTTGTGCTTTCTGCAGCTCCCGCAAATAAAACTAATGTTATTGTTGAAGTAGATGGCGTAGTACAGCAAACATCTTCATATTCTGTATCTGGTTCTACTCTTACATTTACTGAAGCTCCTTATAATGGTGCAGCTATTGAGACTCGTATTATTTCTAATACTGGTACTCTGAATAGTGCTCAAGCAGAAAATGTATCGTTTTATCAGACTGGTTCTGGTGCTGTCACTAGAGATGTACAAAGCAAAATCAGGGAAACTGTCAGCGTAAAAGACTTTGGAGCAGTAGGTGATGGTATAACTGACGATACCGCTGCTATTCAAGCTGCTCTAAATAGTGGAACAATCGTTGAAATTCCTAATGGTACTTATCTTACAGGAAAATTAGATGTTAGATTAAATACACACATTATAGGAAAAGGACGGGCGGTTCTAAAAGCTAGAACAGGGACAGATAATCCTAAAATTCTATCTTTTAGCTCATCTGGCTTTAATTATATTAGTGGTGTTTATTTTGATGGAAACACATCTTCAAGTCAAGATTTTAGCAACATAATTGCAGTTTATCTGAGCAATTGGGTTATTTTTGACTCGTGTGTGTGGATAAATTGTAAAGGTATTGCAATAGTTTATTCTAATAGTAGTTACGGAGGAGTTAGGAATAGTACCTTTAAGGATTGTGGTGTTTACCATTTAATATCTGGTCTTGAAGAAGATAAAAAACAAGCAATAGCTGTAACTGAAGTTTGTGATATGCCTTTTGCTAATTATAATAAATTTTATAATATAGGACTAGATTGTATTTCTTTTGCAAACAGCAATATTTACGGCGCTAGTGCAATTGGAAATACTATTAGAACAAGTCATTCTGGTAGTATTTATGTATCAACTTGTTCACACACTGTTGTCGCAAATAACTTGATTACAAACGGTGCTACTGGCGGAAACGCTATTGATTGTTCGAATGCTAAAGATATCGTAATTTCTTCAAATATTTGTGTAGGAAACGGTGCCGCCGGAATTTTAGTTGCAGATTGTAAGAATGTAACTGTTACTGGAAATAACTGCTCAAATAATTGGCAAAGCAAAACTAGTGTACATAAGGGAGGTATTACATTAGCGTCTAACAGTCCAGGTTCAATATCGAATATTGCTTTAACAAATAATACTTGTTACGACACACAAGGCTCCAATGTCACGCAAATAAATGCTATAGGGTTAGTAACAACTAATGGTGGTACATATTCGGATGTTAATATTGATATGTCAAACAATTTATTTGGTTATACTTCGACTGGAACTTTAGATAAAACAGCTATATTCCAAACACAAGTATTAGGCATTTGTGGATATCCTTATGCTGTAAATTTGAACAATCTGTCAGAAACAATTTTGTATAAAGCGCCGAATAAATATGGAGAATACAATATTATTCAAACAGGTTCCGCTGCGTTTGGTAAATTTATGGCTACTCCCGGAGGAGTTGGACAAAAGCTGCTTGATCCTGATTCTGCATACTCTTTGACAGACACAGGAACTACACAAGCTGTGTATTATGATTCTGGAACACAAACTGTTAGATTAAAAAATAGAACGGGTGTGACTAAAACGTATTTGATTTTACCTGTAAATTGGTCAACTCTATAAAGCTAAAGTTGAGTATACTATGATAACACCAAATTTTTCATTGACTAGTACAGAACGTGTGCTACCAAAGCTAAGCCTAGATTTTACTACCGCCAGTTTAGATCCTCGGATTTCTTTTAGTAGAACCGGTAATACAGCAACAAGAACAAACGCTACCGGTAATATTGAAGTAATAAATGCAAATCTTCCAAGATTTGATTACGATCCTGTGAATGTTGGAGTCTGTAAAGGGCTGCTAATTGAAGAACAGCGTACAAATATATTTACATATTCAGAACAGTTCGATAATGCTGCTTGGGGGAAAAATAATTCAACAATAGCGTCTAATGTTGTTACTTCTCCTGCTGGTACAATGACAGCGGATAAACTTCAAGAAACAGCTGTAACGAATTATTTTGCTATTAATTTTAATCCAAGCGTCTCGTCTTCAACAGTATATACACTATCGTTTTATGCAAAAGCGGCAGAACGCTCGTATGTGAAGGCAAATCTTACAGTTAGTCCTGCTGCTGTTGTTTTTAATTTGAATAATGGCACTGTGTTTTCAAGTAGTGGATCTAGCTTGGTTGGCTCGTCTATTCAATATGTTGGTAACGGATGGTATAGATGTTCTGCGACAATAACAACATTGTCGAGTGGATCAAATCTATTTTATGGGATTATTCAACTTTACAATTCGTCAGATAACTATACAGGAACGGCAGGATATGGTCTTTACATATGGGGCGCACAACTAGAAGCCGGTGCTTTCCCTACAAGCTACATCCCTACAACTACTACAGCACTAACACGCAACGCCGATGTAGCCACTATGACAGGTACTAACTTTAGTGATTGGTATAATCAAACGCAAGGTTCATTTGAAGCAGAATATTCTTGCAATCTTACTAGTGGCTCAGATAGAAGAATTGTATCTGTAGTTGACAATAGTTTATTTGCATTAAATTTTATTTCAATGTTTATTTCAAATGGTGCTCAAAAAGCAGCCTCCATGAATAGTTTTGTTGGCGGTTCCAACATTGGACGAGTTGACGCTTCTCAAGCGTTTGTTGCAAATACAACATACAAAGGTATGTTTTCATATAAAACAAATAGTAGAGTCATAACAACTTCTGCAAATACAACATCAACATCATCGAGTAGCTTTGCGCCTCCAGCATTAACAATTGCATTTTTTGGAAGTAATGATACTGGTTCTGGAAGTATAAACGGATATTTAAGAAAAATAAATTATTATAATTTGGCAGTAACAAACGCAGAATTGCAATCATTTTCTAAATAAGGAAAAATCATGGGATTAACTAAAGTAACTTATAGCATGATCGAAGATGCTCCTGCTAATGTGATTGATTTTGGTGCTGTAGGTGATGGTGTAACGGATGATACTGTTGCGTTTACTGAAGCTATTACAGCAGTTTCTGCCTTAAATGGTGGTACAGTCTATATTCCACAAGGCGTATATAAAATATCATCTACATTAAACATTAATAACTCTAATGTTCGACTTCTAGGCGTTGGCGGCGATTTTACACACGATGGTGGTTCTGGTGTGGATGCAGCAACAAAATTAGTATGGGCTGGTAGTACTGATGGTACTTTTATTTCAATAGTGTCCCCCTCAGGTTCAACTAAAAGTAAAATAACAGGGTGCGGAATATTCAATCTTGAATTAGATGGTGCTGGTGTTGCCGGTAAAGGTATTTATATTAAATCTCATAATAATGGTATTTTTGAAAATATCATGCTATCTGAATTTAGATTAAAATCATTAGAAATGACTTGTTATGTTAGTGGAACAGAACTAGCAGAAGCTGCTGACAATCAGGGAAATATGTTAAGCAATATTACTGCACGTAACCTATCAACAGGTTCTGGTGTTGGTTTTTGGTTTGATGGTTCGTCTAACGCTAACACAAGTTATAATAAGTTTGAATCTTTAACTGGAATTTATAATGAACAACCAGCGTTTGTTTTTGCAAATGCTGATACCAATGTTTGCATACAGTTTAGAGCATTTCGTTCAATCAGTACAACAACATGGGGATATGAGTTTTATGGAAAAACCGCTAGTGGTAGTGTAGGCGGTGATGGTAATTATATGTTTTACTGCCAAGCCCCTTCAACTTATGGAATTGTTTTAAAAGGAACCACATCTGGTTTTACAGACGGAACAGAATCAAATTATTTTTTGATTGATTCTGGAAATGGCACACAAATACCAACTGCCGAAACAGGAAGCATTGCTGTTGGAAAAACATTAAAAGGTACAGATTTTGGCGGTACTTCTGCTAAATTTGCTATGGCTGAAGATGTTAGTAAAGCTATTACAGAACGAAATTTAATGACATCTGAAACATTACGAGTTTATAACAATTCTAATGCTCATCTTACTTTTGCTGCAAATAATAATAATTCTTGGAATATTAACGTAGATGGAACTTTAGGTGATTTGAGATTTGTTAGATTAAGTGGTACAGGATCGTTTGATCTTCCAAGCCATTTAACATATAACGGCTCTCCAGTTACTTACGGCACAGCTGATTCAGGTGGAACAGGTTATCGTGTTCTTAGAATCCCGAATTAAGAAGAAAGTTACATCTACTAAATGTATATATATTAATCTTGGATGGAATATTAAAGGTCTTATTGAACGTAGAGTGTTTCAACTCCGTAAGCAATATTTAGCAATATTTTCATTCTCTATTAGATTGTCTAATTTTAATTAGGAAATATTATGGTTCCTTTGACGTACCCTTCTGTATATGTAACTTACAATGGCGAAACAGCCACTGTAGTACATCAAATTACAGACACTACAGGACTTGTTAAGTGGGTAGACTATATCCCAGTCAAGTTCCTTACAGCTGATCCTCCAGAGACTAACATCTATAATAATAATGCAGCTCAGTTGGTGTCTAATCTACTGGATGTGACTGGTAAGCAAGCAGGCCTTGACTATATTCGTATCTATGAAGACGAAACAGCAACTAGAGAGTGGGCTGTAGAGGCTAACGGGTATATTCCTTGCTTTAAAGTAAGCGATTTTACACAAGATAACCTATCAACTGAAGATGGTTTTAACCTGCTGCAAGAAAGCGGCTATTTGATCCTACTGGAGTCCTAATATGGCAGATTTGAAGATTTCCCAACTTACAGCAGTTACTTCGCTGGATGGCACTGAACCTATTCCTGTTGTACAATCAAGCACAACTAAAAAGGCTACTGTAGCTCAGCTGCTAACAGGACAGATTGTTACTGAATCGGGCACTAGCCGTACTTTGTCTGCATCTGATAATGGTAAGATCATTTACTGCACTTCAGGCTCTGCTGTGACTATTAACTGTGCTGCTGATCTTGGTGTAGGCTTTAACGCTACTATCATTCAAGGTGGTGCTGGTAAAGTGACTATTGCCGCTAATGGACAAACCCTGAACTCTTATTCAGGTCTTCTGAGCACTATGGGTCAATACGCAGTTATTTCTGTAGTAGCTCCTGTAGCTAATACATTCATCGCTGCCGGTAATCTGGGTGTCTAATAATGCATCAAGAATGCCCTAGCGATATCACAGTATTATCGTCTAGAATCCAAACTCTACATAGTGACGTATCAGACATTAAAGGTACGCTTAAAGACCTAACTTCAGCTATTAATAAGCTGGCTTTGGTTGAAGAGCGTATCTCTAATGCTGTAGCAGCACAAGAACGTAGCTTTAAAGCTATCGAAAAGCTAGAGTCTAGGATTGATGCTTTAGAGATGAAGACAGTAACGGCTGATAACACTAATAAGTGGCTTGATCGTGGCTTAGTAGCTGCCCTTGGTGCTTTCTTTGCGTTTATCTGGGAACGAGTGAGGAATGGATGAGAAAAGTATCTGTTGGTAAGCATTTAACAGCTGGTGGTTCTAATCTGTTCTTTACCTGTCCTGATGGGTATCGAGCTAGTTGGGTATTACTCTATTGTATTAATAATACTGCTTCTGCTAAGAATATTAGTGCTGTATGGCATGATGCTAGTGCTGGTACGGATATTCATATCTTTAGCAATTATCCTTTATCTGCTAAAAACTATATTCTGTTTGATAGTGGTGCTTGGGTAATGCTGGAAGAAGGCGATACAGTTACTGTCTCTGCTGAAGCTGGTGCAGACGCGGACGCTATTTGTAGTTTTGAACTTGAAAGGAATAACGGATGAAAAAAGCTGCTAAACAAGCTAAAGTTGGTAAGGTTATGCATGAGTACAAAACAGGTACACTTCATAGCGGTAAAGGTGGTCCTGTAGTCAAGTCTCGTAAACAAGCTATCGCTATCGCTATGAGCGAAGCTAAAATGGCTAAAAAGAAGAAGAAATAATGGCTTTTGGTATTGATGATGCTATTGCAACTGGTCTAAAGATTATAGACAAGTTCATAGCAGATCCAGCTGAGAAGTTTAAAGCAGAATCTGAGCTGCGTCAAATGGCTAATGAAGCCAGACTAGCAGAACTAAATGCTGACAATGTAGAAGCACAGGAAGTCACTAAACGTCAGACTAGCGATATGGCTAGTGATAGCTGGTTGTCCAAGAACATTAGACCAATGACGTTAATTGCTATCTTAGCTGGTTACTTTTTCTTTGCCTTTGCCTCTATTTTTGACTACGATACCAAAGCTGCTTACGTAGAACTTTTAGGTCAATGGGGTATGCTTATTATGTCTTTCTATTTTGGTGGCAGAACACTAGAAAAGATCATTGATATGAAGCAGAAAAATAAGTAAGCTATTGACAAATAAGATAAAATACTGTATAATAGAAGTATAAAATAAGGGTTTATAATGGCTATTCCAACATACTTAGAAATGGTTAATGAAGTATTGATTCGCTTACGGGAGCCTGAAGTGACTTCTGTGAGCGATAACTCCTATTCTAAACTTATTGGTAAGTTTATCAATGACACTAAGCGTCAGGTTGAAGATGCTTGGGAGTGGAATGCTCTTACTGAAACACTAACAGCTACGACTGCGGCTGATATTTTTAGCTATGTTTTGGAAGGCTCTGGTACTCGTTTCCGTATTATTGATGTATTGAACGATACTGAAAATGTAGTAATGAAGTATGCACCTACAAAGACCATGAATCAATGGTTCTTGATGACAGATCCTCAGAAATCTGCCCCAATTTATTATAACTTCAATGGTACTGAAGCAGCATCAGGCGACACTCTTGTAGATCTATACCCTATCCCAGATGGTGTGTATAACATTAGAATTAATCTAATCAAGTCTCAAGATAATCTTTCTGCAAATGCAGATAAGCCACTTGTTCCTGCAGAACCTATTATTCTAGGTGCGTATGCTAGAGCTTTGGCAGAGCGGGGTGAAGACGGTGGTTTGGCTAGTTCTGAAGCGTATCAGCTATTTAAGTCTTCTTTGTCTGACTTTATTGCTATTGAAGCAGGTCACTACCCTGAAGAGACTATTTGGGAAGCTCAATAATGGCATCTCAGGTTGTTACAGCTACTCTACAAGCACCGGGCTTTTATGGTTTAAACCTACAAGAGTCCGCCGTTAATCTTAATGCAGGATTCGCTCTAGAAGCATCTAATTGTATTATTGACTCTAGAGGTAGAATTGGTAGCCGTAGGGGTTGGACTAAAGTAAATACAACTTCCCTTGGTAACTATGATTTTGAGTGCCTTGCTGAATTTATTGACCAAACAGATGCTTCTACTATTTTTGCTTGTGCAAACAATAAAATTTATAAAGTAACTGGAAGCAATCTTACAGAAGTTACTTATGGTGGTGGTGGTACTGCCCCTACTATTACAGATAATAACTGGCAAACAGCTTCAGCAGGGAACAGACTATACTTCTTCCAGTCTGGTCATGCCCCTCTTGTTTATGATCCAGCAGTATCCACAACTACTTATAAAAGAGTTACAGAAGGTGTTGGATATGTAGCTACAGTCCCTGAAGCAAACTGTATTACATCTGCATATGGTCGTTTGTGGGCAGGAAACACAACAACAGATAAAGATACACTGTGCTTTTCTGATTTGCTCGATGGTAACGTATGGAATACAGGAACAGCAGGTACTCTTGATCTTTCTACTGTTTGGGATGGCGGTTCTGACTCTATCCAAGCTATCTCTGCTTTTAATGGGTTTCTGTTTATTTTTGGTAAACGTCAGATTCTAATTTATCAAGGTGCAGAAGATCCTGCAACAATGCGTCTGAATGATATTGTTAAAGGTATTGGTTGCATCGCTAGAGATTCTGTAGCTAAAACAGGTTCTGATATTATTTTCTTGTCTGATGTTGGGGTGATGTCTCTTCAGCGCCTTATTCAAGAAAAATCTGCACCACAGAGAGATATTTCTGCTAATGTTAGAGACGATTTAGTTAGTAATGTACAAAATGAAAATAAAGCAAACATTAAGGCAGTTTATTATCCTAGAGATGCTTTTTATCTAATTACATTGCCAACTTCTAATCTTACTTATTGTTTCGACACAAGAAGTATGTTGCAGAACGGAGCAGCTAGAGTAACAACATGGACTCAAATTAGCCCTAAAAGCTATCTATCTAAAGCAGATAATAGCCTATACATAGGAAAAGTAGGGTATGTAGGTTTATATTCTGGATATACAGATAATGGTACTTTATATCGTATGTCTTATATTACTAATCATTTTGATTTAGATAAACCGACTAGTATAAAGATTCTAAAGAAACTTGGTTGGGTTCTTATTGGCGGTACTAATCAAAACGTATCTGTTCTGTATGGGTTTGACTACGAAGAAACACTGCGAGGTGTATCCATTCGACTTGGAGGTGCTGCTGTCTCTGAATACAATATCTCTGAATATGGTATCGGTGAATACTCTAGCGGTGTTGTTCTAGATGATGTGTATGCACACGTAGGCGGAGCTGGTGAAGTTATTCAGATTGGCATGGAAGCAGATATTAACGGATCTTTTGTATCTGTTCAGAAAATTGATTTGTATTGCAAACTAGGCAAGATTCATTACTAAGGATTTGTTATGAGTGATTACACCCGCATATATAACTTTACTATTAAAGATGGTCTTCCTTCTGGAGATCCTAGTAAAGTAATTAAAGGTACGGAACTTGATGTAGAACTTAATGCAGTTGCTAATGCTGTTGCTTCTAAGTCAGATAGTAATAGTCCTACATTTACTGGCACTCCCCTTGCTCCTACAGCAAGCTATGGAACAAGCACTACTCAGTTAGCTACTACTGCATTTGTACAAGCTGCTCTTCAGGCAATCTACCCTGTAGGTTCTGTTTATATTAATGCGGCTGTTAATACTAACCCTTCAACTCTACTTGGTTTTGGTACTTGGGTATCCGTAGGTGACGGTAAGGTACTTGTTAATCAAAATACATCCGATACTGATTTTGATGTTCTTGGTGAAACAGGTGGTAGCAAATCTTCAGTTGCAGCTCACACACACACTTATTCTAGTACTTCTAGTGTCGAATCTAACGATCACTACCATGCCTTTACTACAAATAGTGCAGGGGATCACTCACACACACTTTTTAGTGTTGTCGCTGGTGGTAATAACTTTGCTAATGCTGGTTCATATACAGGTGGGGTAGGGACTACATCTACAGCAGGTGCTCACGTTCATAGTGGTAACACATTAGGAATGAATGCGAGCCATACTCACTCAGTATCTGGCACAACTGCTTCTACAGGTACTTCTAACGGTAATCTACAGCCATATGTTGTGGTGAAAATGTGGAAGAGAACGGCGTAAAGATACCTGTAGTAACTACAGAGGACTATACACTATACCTAGAAAGAACACCTTGGAATGATTTAGTAATACATTGTGATTTTCCGGGTAAGTGGACTAAAGTAAGTAAAAAGAAATTCTTACAAGACTTAGACGAACTCTGTAGCAGCTTTCAAGAACCAATATGGGCAATGCCTTTCATCTACGATAAAAAGATGAAAAAGTTTTTAAAATTGTGTAAGTTTCAATATTTAACAGATGTAACTTGTGGTGACGGTGTTCAAAGAGCACTTCATATTTGGAGAAAATAATATGGGTAGTATCGCTTCAGCAGTTGGTGGATTGGTCGGTGGCATCGGAGGCATGATCTCCGGTAATAAGGCCGCTGACGCTGCTAATCAACAAGCAGAATATCTTCGTAACCTTTCAGCAGAACAGCGTCAAGCTATCATGGACGCTACTAAGTCTGCACAGGAACGTGGTCAGTTTAAACCAGTTACAGTTACATCAATGTTTGGTACTCCTAAGTATACCTATGATGAGACAGGTAGGCTTACAGGAGTAGAATCTACACCTGCATCTTGGTTAGCGGATCTTCAAGCTAGACAGACTGCACTAGCTCCTCAATATTTAGGTCTAACAGAAGCAGCACTAACAAGTGCTCCCCAATATCAACGTGCTGCAGAACTTGCAGTTGGAGGAGGTGAAAGACTTTATGATCTTGCTGCACAGGCTGCTCCTTCTAGCTATGATGTTTCTGGGAAGACACAAGAATATTATAATCGTATGCAGCAGCTGGTTGCTCCACAAAGAGAACAGCAACTAGCACAAACTAGACAGAATTTGTTTAATACAGGCAGAACTGGACTTGCTACAGGCGCTACTCAAGCTGGTGGTATGCTGGCTACTAATCCTGAAATGGCTGCTTACTATAATGCTATTGCACAGCAGGATCTGAGTCTGGCAAATCAAGCAGAACAACAAGCTAGATCCAATCTCATGCAAGACCTTGAAGCGTCCCGTCAGTTGTACCAATCTGGTGGTGGTCTATTCTCTAATGCCGCTACTGCTCAGTCACAACTGTACGGCAATATCGCAGCATCTCAGAATCCTTTTGCTGCAGGTATGCAAGCTCTCACTGGACTTGAGCAAACTGCACAAACACCTGTTGGTCTTGGCTTTCAGTATGCTTCACCTGTCACTGCTGCTGAACAATGGGCTGGTAACATTGGCCTTCAAGGTACCCAGTCTGCAGCCAATATTGCTACTTCTTTGGCTCAGCCTATCGCTAATTACCAGTATCAGAACAGTTCGTACAGTCCTTGGGGAACTCTGCTTAGCGGTGCTGGACAAGGTATTCAGCAATATGGTGCTCAGCAGTCTCAAGCTGACCTAATGAAGCAACTTGCTCAAATTAAGTGGGGTTAATAATGGCTAGTCTTTTTGATTTACTTGGCGATACTAAAGAAACTTCATCTAAAAGCATTGTTAGTAGTTTGTTTGGCTTACCTCCTGATCTAGTAGCTCAACAGCAAGCTATGAGCAACTTGCAAAATAGTCAGCAAACAGCTTTGCAATATGCTCAGATGGACCCAATGCAACGAGCGCAGTATGCAATGTTTCAAGGTGCTTCTGGCGCAACTGGTGGTCTTATGAGTGCTTTTGGTCCTAAAAGTGCTGCAGTACAAAGAGCTGAAAATGAAGCATTATTCCAGCAAGAACTAAAAAAGCGAGGTATCTCTCTTAATAATGTTCAAGGATATGCTGCAGCTGCTCAATTAGCCCCTGAATTTGGTTTGGGTGATCTTGTTCCTAAACTTGGAATGGCTGCTGTACAGCTGGACAAAGAAATAGCTACTGCTGAAAAAGCTAGAAGAATTTCTGCAGAAGAGCAAAGATCAACTGCAATTTGGGAACAAGCTGTTAAAGATTCCGGAGGGGATAGGGCTAAAGCTGCTCAGAATCTTGAGAGCAAAGAGTATCAAATGGATATTCAAAAGAGACTTGCTGGTAGAACTGTTGTAAACGTATCGCAGCAACAAGAATCTGAATTTAGTAAAGAGCTGGGTAAGATTCAAGGTAAGCAAATGGAAAAGGCTTACAATACAAGAGATGCAGCTGTTTCTACTTTAGGTACTCTTACAAAGATGTCAGAGCTTAATGACCAACAGCTTATTAGTGGATCTTTTGCTGGTGGGCGTGTAGGTGCTGCAAACCTGTTGAATACATTAGGCCTTGCCAGCGAGACAGATGCTAAGAGATTGTCAAATTCTCAGCAGTTTAATAAGGTTGCTGGGGATCTCGTGTTAGCAAACATTAAGCAGCTCGGTTATAATCCTTCTAATGCTGACGTTAAATTCTTGAACGAGACTCTTCCAAATCTTGAGTCAAGTCCAGCAGCTCGTAGAGCACTTATTAATTGGATGGCAACGAAAGCGCAAGGCTCTATTGCTGAAGTTAAAAACATGGAAGGCTACGCCCTTAAAAATAGAAGCCTTAATGGATATGTTCCAAGTATTCCTAATTTTAATCCAACAGGTGGTACTACTTCTGCTAATATGCCTAAACCTCTGTCAGAAATGTCTACTGAGGAACTGAGAGCACTTCGAGCTAAACAACAAAAGTAAGGATTTCTAATGGCTGATTATTCTGTAGCAGATATTGATGAAGAGCTTCGCCGTAGAGGTGTAGCTACGTTTCCTTCAGTTATGGCTGAAGAAGGCACTGTAGGACAAGAAGCCCTAAAACTAGCTGAAGCTGCTGCTAAAGGTGGCACTATGGGCATCATTAACCTACTTGGTGGTTGGGGTTCCTATCTAGATTGGCGTAAGAAAGCATATCAAGGTAAAGATGAGCCTCCTTCTGCTATTTCAGGTGCTGGTATAGCTAACTTTGTTAAAGATAAGACAGGTATTGATCTACAGAATGTACCGGGATACAAAGGTGCTTATGAGACGATGCAGATGGCTGCTCCTGCTATGTTATTACGTGGCGTTGCCCCAGAGATGTCATTGTTTGGCCCTGCAGCAACTACCAGAGGCGCTGTAGCCAAAACTGTAGGCGAAGGTGCTGTAGGGGCTGCTACAGGACTTACAGCAGAATCTATTGCGCCAGATAGCCCGTTAGCTCAACTGGCTATTGGTATGTCTCCATACGCAGCTAAAGGAGCTGTTATGGGGATACAGAATAGATTGTTAAGACCTACAGGTGCGTTCGATCAAAGCTCCGCTGCTTTGTTAGATGTTGGCCGTATGACTCCAGGTGAGTTTACAGGAAGTCGTATGCAATTAGCCACAGAAGCTATAGCAGAACAATCTCCAAAAATTGAAGCTAAAGGTACTGGGTTTAGACAAGCTCAAGCTCAAGATGCTGAAGGTTTTGTAAGTAATCTATTTAATCGTGCATCGTCATTGGCTATTGCAGATCCAAAAGAGGCGGCTTCTAAATTAACAGAATCATTTAAGAATTTTGGAAGAAGTTTATCAACCAATCTTAGAAATCAGGCTAGTAAAGATTTTAAAGCTGCTGAAAACTCAGGTGGTATGGTAGATACAGCCCCAGTAGTAGATAAGCTTACAGAAATCAAAAATGGGCTACGTCCAGACCTTAACCCCGCAGACGGTGTTCTTGCTTCAAGAATTGATCGTATTCTTGAAAGTTTGGTACGCCCTGCAGTACCTGAGCAGAGAATTCCAAGCACTATAGTTTCTGAAACAGGTGCTCCAGTAGCTACACAAGTTATTCCAGAAGTACCTGCTGGTACAAATCAGATTAGTATTAAAGACCTAAAAAGAGCTATATCTGGGTGGTCTGAGGCAGCTTGGTCTGGTAAATACGCACTTAATGGTGCAGATGTATTTGAAGGACTTGCTCCGGGACAGTCTAAAGGAACTGCAAGGGCTGTACTTAGAGGTTTTAAGGATGCTCTGGACAAAGCGATTGATGAAGGCATTCCCGGCGCAGATAAATTAAAACAGGCTAGAGATAACTTTGCATCAAATATTCAAAAGATTGATACTTTTGCAGAGATGCCATTAACAAAAGCATTTGGTAAAGATTATCATACGATAGTTCCTGAAGATCTAGTTAAGAGATTAATGGATCAAAAACCTACTCAAAGAGAGCTTTTGTTTGGCTTACTTCAAGAGCAATCTCCAGAAATTGCTGATACGATTAGAAAGCTACAGTTTGATAAAATGCTTTATGCATCTCAGGCAAAAGCCCCTGCAGCAAATCAACCTACATTTGTTATCGGAGAAATGCTAAAACAATTGAATAACAAAAAAGGTGACTTTGCATTCTTATTCCCTGAAGCAAAAGATCTAGCTGATGTAAATAAAGCTATGCAATGGATGAGTAAAGTATTGCAAAGTGAAGGCGCTGTAGCATCATCTGGAATTCGTGGTGATATTTATGCAGCGTCTAGAGGTATTGGTGCTGGTTCACAAGAAGCTAATTTCGCTAAAGCAATGTATGATAGCATTAAAGGGTTGTTTGCACAGCCTAACGCTGTAGCTAATGTAGTGTTTGATCCTAATACTGTAAAGAACATCCTAGACTATCAGAAAAAGCCTACTTTACAAAAAGGTATTGATTTACTACAGTCTCTACCGAAACCTGTCGCTGTAGGTGCTGCGAGAGCAGGCTACATGATAGGCAATCAACCTATTCCAAATGTCGAAGTAACAGGCTCTTCAGCAGATATGCCTTACTCAATGGAAGAAATTGAAGCAGAGCTTGCTAGGAGACAGTGATGACATATAAACTATCTCAGCGTAGTCTAGATCGCATGAAAGGTGTAGATGAACGCCTAGTTAATGTGGTTAAGAGAGCTATTGAAATCAGTGAAGTAGACTTCTGTGTCACTGAAGGACTACGTACTGTAGAGCGTCAGAAACAGTTAGTAGCTGCTGGTGCTTCTCAGACAATGAAAAGCAAGCATATTGAAGGCAAAGCTGTAGACTTAGCTGCTATTGTTGATGGCAAGATCAGATGGGATTGGCCTTTGTATATCAAAATCTCTATTGCTATGAAGAGAGCTTCAGAGATACTAAACACCCCTATTGTCTGGGGTGGTGACTGGATCACACTTAAAGATGGACCACACTTCCAGCTAAAAGACTAAAATGTATCATATTGTATACATTTGTTGATAAGTGTAAACAATAAGAAACAATTAAGCCCTGCGATGTTCTGCAGGGCTTTTTCTTTGCTTAGATTTCGCAGTTTATATACAATTCCATCCTTGCATATAATCTATTACATCTTGTAATTCTTCGATAGTTGCATTATTTTTAAGCATATTGGCCCTATACGAAATTACTCTAGTGTTTTCTTTTGTATATCCTTTAGACGGATCAAATCTATCTAGAGAAGCTGTATATTCTGTATTCACAACAAATTTTGTACCAAACACAGGGCATATTTCAGGTATAAATATATCCTTTAGTTCTAATGTAAACTCAATTCCTTTTTTCTTTGCTCTATGTTTAGCAGCATTCCACATCTTATATTCATTAGATGTGTTTTTATAGTTTTCTTTTGATAGTGGTTTTCTACATTGTTTGCATACAGTATTGTACCCACCTAAGCATTGTTTATGCTTATGGAACTCAGAGTAATCCTTTTCAATACCACATTTAACACATATTTTAGAATTCATAGTTAAATAGGGGAGATTGCTCTCCCCTTTCCTTAGTTAAAGGTCACAATTCCCGCCTTGGCAGGCTAGTGTCTGTGCTCCTTCTGTCATGTCTGAGTTTTCATATACTTTCAATCCTTCCCAGTAGATTTCCTTCGGCATCTTTTCCAAGGCAGCTTCGTACTCTTCTTTGGTGCAAGGCTGATAAGGAGCTTGAGCATAAGTATGGTCACTAAAAGGCAGGAAAGAGACCCCACCAATGTAATCAAAATTGTCATACACCCATGCTCCTACCTTAATCCACTCATCTTCTTTCACATACACTGTGATTGAAGGCTTATGCTCACACCAATAAAGCTGATACATCTTATACAACTCTAGCTGCTGAATTGCATTGACTTCATCACGCATTACAGCACCCTTAGCAGCCTTCTGAGGGAAACTAAACACAAGAGTATTATGTGGTTTAGTCACATCAGGCTCACAAGGGAAGCCCATATCCTTCATAAACTCTGCCAGTGGATCTTTTACGTCAGCACGAACAGTCCGAATGTAATATTCAGAATAAGCAGGATGGATGCCGCTAGAGCAGCTAACGAGCTGCGATACAGTCCCGCTTGGTTTAACGCAAGTGATAGCAGTGCTAGGATTAATATGTAACTGTAGAGCATATTCTTTATTCACCTTGATAGCATATTCTTTCATTTCGTTCAACCAAGTACCTGCATCACCTGTTGCTTTAGACAGCAAATAGTGATCCATGATACCAGTCAAAGAAACACCCAATAGACGTTCTTCCTCCATGTTCTTCTTCCAGACAGAACGCAGATACTTAATGTCAGTGAGTGTAGACTGAACTGTACCAATAATAGTAGCAACACGAATCTTACGCTTCAGTGACTCCAGTGTATCTTCTGGCCTAATGACAACTTCGGATAGGTTACAGGTTTGAGCACTTCGTAGCACAATTTCACTACATGGGTTTGTACCCCATTCATGATTAGGATCGCGTCTACCCAATAGTTCAATATGCTTCTTAGCTGCTTGTCGGTTGAAAATACCACGTTCACCTGATTTAGATTCATAGAGACTTGTCCATTCTTTCAGAAATACACCCACATCCGGCTTTTCTTCGTATACTGCCGAATTGTTAGCCAAAGCTCTTTGCACATTGTCCAACCACCATTGACCAGACTTAGCAGTCCTAAGACGATCAGAAGACAAGTCCCCAAGACTAATGAGAGCACTGCGTCTGACACCGCCAACAACAACGATTTCAGCGATCTTACACACCAAGTCATGAACTTCAATATCATGCAGTTTCCTCCCTGCAGACTTACAGAATAGCGACACAGCAAACTCAAACAGACTCTCAAGTGGCTCAGGACCACTAGCACGACCACCAAAGGTCTTCAATGGAGCACCTGCTGGACGTACCTTAGACATATCCCATTTGGGAATCTTTCCTGCATAGAGCAGACTAATCAGTTCACGGAATGCTGAAGCCCAACCAATCTTGCTATCTGATACTACAATGGTGGTATCAGTAGGATTGAACGATTCTGATACTGTAGGTAGCTTTTGTGTATATTTAGTCTCAGCACTAAAGCCTACACCAGTACCGCACATGAGAATATACATAATTTCATCAAATGCACGAATATGGTCAATAGCAATATATGAGCAGTTGTAACCTGCAATATTGTCACGATCAAGAGCCTCACCAGCAGTCATAAGGCATCGCATTGATGGCATTACTTCCAGGTTAAGGATAGCATTCTTTATATCTGTCATGTCTTGTAGAGACATTTGTAGTCCATTACGACCTGCTTGTTTGTCAAGCCAATTAACGTAACGTGCTACAGTTTCATCCCAGTTCTCACGCCGTCCGAGGTCTTCACGGAAACGTGCATATCGAGATTTAGCAATAAAAGCGTTATAAAGATCCATATTATTCTTCTTCCTTTCGTTGTTCAAGCATGGCATCTGCATAGCCATAAGCTCCTTTTGCAACAGCCATCATAAGCATATTTACATCTTCGTCATTATAGTCTTCGTCATCATAAGTAACTAGCGTCAAAGGCATCTTAGCAATAATAGCTTGCATAGCTTGTGCTGCAAAGTAATCACGTTTGTTCATATCAGTCCCAATCTACAGTTAGTTCAAGTGCTTCTATCTTATCTTCAATGACATCTAAGAATCGTTCTACAATGTCTTCTGAAGAGATACCTAGTATATCACAAAGTTCTACTTCATCCAGCGATTTAAGCCTTTCTAGAATTTCTCTTAGCGTCAATGCCACGATCCACCTCCAGTCTAATCAGTTTTTCAACATACAATGTTGCATCCATTAACTCTTCTTGAAGGTGGGTCAACCATTGTACTACATCTAAATCATCTCTATCAAGAGTTGTTCCATATTTGTCAATCCCTACTTCACTTCTACGTTTGTACTTAAAGCGTACAGAGTCAACAATTGTGTCAATCATCGGTTGTCTCCCGATCCTGTCAAAGTTCCTCTGCTCTTCCGCTTCTGCAGCTTCGCTAAGTTCACTTCCGCTACATCTTCTAGAGTGAAACCAAAGTCTCCTACAACTGCTGCTAGACACCATAGAATATCTCCTAATTCTTTCTTAACAAGATCCATATCAAGTTTGTTATCACGAATCTTCTTAGCTACCAAACTATGAAGCTCTCCTACTTCACCAGACAAATTAAACAGTGCATAAAGATCATCTGCTGTGCTTAGGCGGGTCTTCATTGCCTCATATTGATACTGATTTAGTTCCATTAAACAACCTCCGGTACTGTTTCTGTCATCTTTTCTACTTTTGTAGACTTGCTCCAAGATCCGCAATCTTGGCACTGATAGCGTCTTGAACGGCCACTAAGTGTCGTACTAAAGCCTCTGCTTTGCAAATGAGT